CTAGATAAGATTGAAGATTATGCAGAGCAATATATGCCATTGTTCTTTATGATAACTATGTTATACTTTATAATTTATTTAATATGGGGGGTATCACTATGAAAATGTTCTATAAAGTAGATGAACATACACCTTTGTTGTTAAAAGCATTGGTTAAATATTCACCACACCCACAAAAATATTTTGCAGAGCAATTAGGGATAAAACCTAGTAATTTATCTGCATATTTAAATAGTAAAAAGAAAATGTCAAAAGAATTATGTAGAGAGTTATTGTTATTGTTGGATTTCAATCCTGATTACCCTTACATAGTAATTATTAACAGACCTTTAACAACAAAATAGGAGATTGAAAATATGGCTGTAAAAATACATGGTAAAGAATACATAACAGTTGCAGAAAGAGTTGCAACATTTCATACTAACCATAAAGAAGATAGAAAATCAGTAATAACTGAATTATTGAAATTTGAAGATAGTATAGTTGTTATGAAAGCAAGTGTTTATATTAACGAAGAAACCTATGTTGGTCATGCTTATGAAGACATAGGATCTAGCAAAATAAATGAAACAAGTGCTTTAGAAAACTGTGAAACAAGTGCAATAGGTAGAGCATTAGCAGCAGCAGGTTATGCAGGAACAGAATATGCTAGTGCAGATGAACTTGTAAGTGCTTTAGAAAAACAGAAAGATGGATATGTAGCTAAAACACCACAGAAGAAAGCAGGTGGTGGAATGCCATCAGACAAACAAAAGTGGCTTATAATGAAACTTAACCAAGAAAAAGAATATCTTGGAGAAGAAGATATGAAGCTAAAAG